AGGACAAAAAGAAGGCAACCCAAGCCGCCTTGAAGCCTTACCTTGTCATTGCTCAGCCTCGACGTGATGCAAAGGAACAGGCAGCGCAAAGTTTTGTCGGAGACAAGTCAGCGATAACGACATGGTGCAGCTACAAGTATATAAATATTAGTGGACAACTTGTTGACGTGGCTCGTAATGCTTTGGCAGAAAAAGCCATTCAACTTGAGGCAAAGTATTTGTTATTAGTTGGTGAAGATACGGTCATGCCTTATTACGGCTTTGAGGAGTTACACAGGACTTGCGAAGAAAACCCAAACACGGTAGCAAGTGGCGTGTATTATTTCAAGGAAGCTGGGGCAATGGTTTTAATTACGGATAAAGACGGTTACAGATGCACGGCAAATGTTGACCCAGACCAAATGATTCTTAATCCAATGCTCATCGGCATGGATGCTATGTTAATTCCTGTAAGCATATTAAAGGAATTAAAGGAAAAAGAACCAGACTGCCCTTTCTTTTGCGTGGTTTCTGAAACGGAAAACACGCCATTTGTTGGCGAAGATGAATGGTTTTTACACTTGCTTTACAAAAACGGTTATAATTGCATTGTTAATACCAATGTTCAATGTTTGCACATGGATTTGGCAACGGGAAATTATAATGCTCATCCAGATGTTAACCTTGATGATTACGTTTGTGAGATAAAACCAAATAGGCGTTTAACTTGCGCAGATAGACATTACTTGCATAAAAGGTGGAACGACAGAGTTCCAAAACCAGAATTATTGACAGAAAAAAACATTACAAAACAAAATAAATAAACATGGGAGCTTTTAGTAATTATTTAGAAAACGAGATACTTGACTGGGTAAACGGCGGGGCATTTCCTTCGCAGCCTTCAGCAACTTGGGTTCAACTTTTTAATGGTTCACCAGACGAAACAGGTTCAGGAGGCACGGGCTTATACACCCGTGTAGCGGTTGCAGCTGGTGGATGGACAACAACCACAGGGGCAACGGCAACGATTACAAATACAAATGCAATCGTTATGAATGCCTCTGCCGCAACTACGGCTTTTGCTGATAACTTTGGCGTATTTGACAATTCGACATCGGGTAATCTTTTGTTCTACGGTGCTTTAGCCGTGGCGAAAACGGTTTCGGTTGGCGATGAAATTCGTTTCAATGCTTCTTCATTGACCATTAGAGTAGATTAATCACGGTAGCCCTTCGGGGTTACCTTACCTTTTATCATGGAAGCATCTTTACAAAAGTTAGCGGATGAAATAAGTGTGTTAGCCATTTCCGTGGTTGCCAATGAATGGCGATTACAGGGGCATGAGTTAACAGGCTCAGCCGTGAAACAAATGGAAACAATGGTAAGGATGGAAATTAATACTTTAATCATTGAGGGCTTTATTCCTGATTACATGGCGATAAATAATCAAGGCGTACCTTCAAACAAGATACCTTATTACCCTGGGAGCGGAAGAAAAACAAGCAAGTATATTGACGGCTTGATGAAATATGTTCAGCAGAGAATGGGTAAAAGTGAAAAGGAATCTAAAGGCATTGCATTCGCCATCGCAAGTAAGCATAAAAAGGAGGGAATGCCAACGAAAAATAGCGTCATTAAGCATTCCAAAACAGGTAAACGAACGGGGTTCATAGAAATAGCATTGGACAAGAATAGTCAAAAGTTTGTTGAGTTAATTGAGGTAAGCGTTGCCGCAACCGTTGAAGTGTTAGTTGAAAGTTATTACAAATCAATATTGAACAGATGAGTTACACGATAAATCCAGACACGTTATCAAGCCTTCTTTATCCTGTATCTTATCGCAGCCTTGAGCCTTCGGCGGTGGTTCAGCAGCAAATAGATGTTTACGTTGGTGGCAGCCTTGCGGGGTCATTCTTAGCAGCCCAGACGGGAACAAGTGGAAGCAGCGCGGTCTTTGATACCAATGTTCAAAGTTTCCTTTATTCCGACGTTGCACCCGTTACGGGGCTTAAAACAAGTTTCTTTGGAACGCTTAACGATTATTCCTTAACAACGAATACGGATGTAATAAAGTCCGTTTACACGGTGGCAAAGAACCAAACGGTATCAAGTGCTGGATTCCTTATAACCTCAACCGCAAGCCAAACAAGTTCAACGGCTTATGTTATTCCTTCCCAGTTTTATGAAAATGAATTTGACTTAAACGACTTTTATTCACCGTCGGCAAATCCCTTTAAATTCCTTACCACTAACAACCAAGACAGGCGATGCAATGATGACGGGAATATATTTCTTTCATTTGTTGGCAAAGGGGTTAACGCGGCTCAGTTTGAATTTTGGACAAAGTCAGGAAGTTCAGCCGTGACGATTGTAGATTTTGTAAACTCAACAGCAAACAATGACTTATATTCTCTTTCTGTTGGTGTTGCTAATATATTTGGGAGCAGTGCTATTTTTCATGGCGGCAACTTCCCCGATAATTCCAGCGCTTATTCGTTTTACGAAGTTAGCGTTGGTTCTTATTCAGGTTCGTATACACGACTTTCTGAAAAGATTCAAGTAAACATTGAGCCAAATTGTTCTGATAACATTGACTTACATTGGTTTGGAAAATATGGCGGTGCAGAAAGTTACCAGTTCCGTGGCTTAATTGTTGACTTACAAAACGCCAATGCTGATATAATCAATATTTCGCAGCCGTGGAACGTGGCGGCAAGTCCACGGGCAAACAGTTTTGACAAAACAATCATCAAGACAAATCAAAGGGTAAACAAACGAAAGCAAGTAAAATGTAATATTCCACACGAAGACGCGGTTTACGTTGCCTCAATGTTTTATTCCCCTGAGGTGTACATCATCGAGAATGGGAAGTATGTTAATGTTACTATTTCCAACGCTGAAACATTGACGGACAACAACAGAACAACGGACATTGAGTTATCTTTTGAAATTACCTATCCAAATAAACCAACCGCCCAGTTATGATAAAATTATTTATAGGCGGGCAAGAAGTAGATTTAAATCAAAATGAAGTCAACGTAACGATTGATTATTCGATTGAAAACATTGAACTCGGAAACATATCGGGTGCGCATTCCAAAAGGAACGTCACCCTTCCAGCAACAAAAACAAACGTAAATATATTTCAAAACATCACAGACGCTGGTGCGATTGTAACCAATGCTTATAAATTATTATCGGCAAGACTTGAAGCCGACGGCGTGCCAATTCTTACAGGAAAAGCAAGGTTGGAGGGTGCAGATTTACAAGCGATTAATTCGGGGTTTGTAGCATCTAATTTTAAGGTCTCCTTGATTGGAAACAATGCCGATTGGTTTTCCGACGTGGGTAACACATTGGTAAGAGATTTAGGTTGGGACGATATAGAAATAAATACAACAAATGTAAAAACCAATTACGACCCGTTGACGTCGGAACATTGCTTTATCCTCATGAAATGGAAAGCGTGGGAAAATGAAACATTCATTGTAAACAATGAAATGACCCCAGCCATTTTTGTCTGGCAAGTATTGGAAAAGGCATTTTTAAATAGAGGTTATCAGTTAAACAGTATTTTTAAGACCGACCCGTTTAACCGCCTTATTATTCCAATGGGCTTAGAACTTGGCGCGGACTACTTAAATGACTTTGTAAACCTCAGGGCTTCATCTCCGAGTCCCTCATTATTAAGCAATTCAAATCCTTCGCCCGTCCTTATAACCTTTACAGACGAAACAACATCGCCAAACTTTGACACGGGTGGAAATTATGTAAGCGGGGTTTATACCGTGCCAATAACAGCAACCTATACGTTAAAGGCTGAATTAAATATTGCCAATACTATTCTTGTGCCTACTTCAACAGATGAAATATTAGTCGGTTGGGAAATAAACGGAGTATTTGAAGAAGGCGAAGACCTTGGACAAGAACCAAGTTTTGACGATTCGGTAATCATTGAATTTATAACTGATTTGGTTGAAGGCGACTTAGTTCGATTTGTCGTAAAACATAATAACCCTGGTTTCCTTATGGGACTAAACGGCTCAATCGAAATCATAGGAAGTAAAGCTATCTTTGAGGCTGGCAGAACATTTGACTTACAATATGTTATTCCTATTACATGGTATGTCCGTGATGTTATTGCAGACCTTACAACCATTTTCAACCTTGCATGGGAAACCAACGTACAAAGCAAACAAGTTTACGCCTATCCAAAGGATGATTATACGATAAGGTATAGGGCTGATGCTACGGGAGCAATAAGCCTTACAAGTTTCGACGGGTTCTTTAAAGGAACAGATAAATACGATTTAAATACCCGTGACCTTGATGGCTCGGAGTTCCAAATCTTAGACGGTTACAAATCAAGTCAGGTGCTGGCATACGCCACGGACGACGATACGACGAATAAGGAAGAAGAAAGACGAGGGGTAAACATTTATTCTGGTGGTTACAATTTCCCGACTGATAGATTTGATAACGGGGTTGAATTTATTTATACAAAGTTCTTTGCCAAAACGATCCACATAAGCGATGTTGAAATAACATCGGGAGGAATTTACGGAGCACAAATGCCGCTTGTCTTTGGCGATGATTACAACACGGTAACAGATGCTGAACCAAACTACAATCTTGCACCTCGTTTGCTTTATTACGCTGGAAGGCGCAACGGCTTAGATGGTTATATAAGATTGTACGATGAAACATCAAGTGCCTCAAGTGCTTTTGATTTTCCAGCGGCGTTTATGGTAAATTACAATGACCCAAGCGGTGGGGATTTTAACCTTTCCTTTTCCGATGAGGTCACCAATTTCACAAACGTAATGCAAGGTATTTTTAAAACCTTCCATTTGCAGACCTACAAGCGCATTGAACTTGGTAAGGTTTACACGACCTTTGCAAAGTTGAAGCCAAAGGATATAACGCAACTATCCTTTAGACGCAAGGGAATCATTGGTTCATCTAACTTTATAATTCAGAGTATAGAATACAACCCGAAGTCAAACAGTCCAGCCAAAACGGTTTTACTTTACGATGAAAAGCCAAATGTAAATGATTTAACAAAAGTTGTCAACACGATAACATTGGCTGGGGCTTCGCCTCAATCGGGAACGGTAACAGGATCGGGCAGCGGCTTAGTGGGTGCAAATGGAGCGACGGTGAACATTCAATTATCTTACACGCCGTTTATTAACTCAATGACCAATGTACTTGTTCTTCCTGTTAACTCAGGTATCACCCAGGTATCAAACACGAATGCAAATGTACTTGTATTCATGAACGGGCAAAAGTTGATACCAACCATTCAATATATAATTAGTGGTTCAACCATTGGCATTAATATAGATACCCATTATGACGGGGCAAATTATGAAGTAGTTGTAAATGGCGTAACAAAAGGATAATCATGGCAGAAAAGGTAATAGGTTTTAAAATCCAGATTGAAGGTTTAGCGGGAACGATTGAAACGGCAACGCAATTAAAAAGGCAAATCGCCGATATAAATTCCGAGTTAAAAAAGACGGCGGACGTTGACGAAATCAAGAAACTTGAAAAGAAGTTAGTCGATTTAAAGGCGGCTCAGTCACTTGTTAACGATGTCACACGGGAACAAGTTAAATTAAGGAAGGAAGAAATTGCGGGGATTGACAAAAGCGAAGGGGCATATCGTCGTTTATCAAAGGAATTAAACGACCAACGGAAAAGATATAAGGATTTAGCAGCCGCCGAACAGGCATCAAGTCAGGAGGCAAGAGATTTAATTGTATCCATTGGTGCATTAGATAAGAAGTTAAAAGGCATTGACGCAAATGTTGGACAATTTCAAAGGAATGTCGGTGGATATACTGAAGCCTTATCAAACTTTTTCCCTAAACTTAGCGGAACATTAGGTCAGGTAACAGGGGCGATTGGTGGAATACAAAACGGTTTTGCAAATTTAAGCAAGTCCTCAGGCGCTTTGACAACGGGACTTGGTGGTATCGGTATTGCATTAACCGCTTTTCAAGCTATTAGTGAAATTGTTGGAAGCCTTATCGAAGCCGCAAGGGCAACAAAAGAGTTATCGGCTCAGGTTACAAACTTTACACAAATTACAGGCGATGAACTTGAAGCCGTTGTCGCAACAAGTCAAGCTATTGCGGTCACTTACGGTAAGAATGTCGATGAAATTGTTGTAGCAGCTAATAGCGCAAGTAAGGCATTGGGTATTTCTTTTGCTCAGGCTTTGGACGTGGTTGAAATTGGATTCAGAAAAGGTGCGGATGCTCAGGGACAATTCCTTGACGGCTTGAAAGAATATTCTGTTCAATTTAGAGATGCTGGATTAAGTGCTGAAGATTTTTTAAGGGTATCCATTGCCTCGGCAAATGAAGGTATATTTTCAGACAAAGGACTTGACGCGGTTAAGGAATTTGGGTTAAGAATACAAGAACAAACAAAGGGTTCAAAGGATGCTTTAACCAATGCTTTTGGCGAAGAATTTACAAGTCAATTATTTGAGAATATAAATAACGGCTCAGTAACATCGGGTCAGGCTTTTGGATTAGTTACCGATAAAATAACAGAAACAGGGATAGCAGGCTCGCAGCTTCAAACGGTTATTGCCAATGTTTTTGGCGCACCTGGGGAAGACATTGGAAAGGATTTTATTATAACCTTAGGCGATGTTTTACAAAGTACGGACGATGTCACTTTATCAACCAACCTTTACCAAAAGCAACAAGAAGAATTATTTAAAGTAAATGAGCAATTAAAAATAAGTGAGGTCGCTTATAATACAACCCTTGCAACAACAGGCGTTGAATTTGAGATTGCAACGGCAAAGGGTAAGATATTTTTAAATAGTGTTTTGTCTGGAATACTTGGATACTTTGAACAAGTTCCAAACCGTTTAAATGCTTATAAAAAAGCCTTCGCAGAATTTACAAAGCCTGAGGGTTCAATCCTTTCCTTCTTTAAAGTTTTTAATCAGCAGATAAAAGATGGAAACAAGGAAATAAATTTAATAAACAAAGAAGCGTTAATTGAACAAGAAAAAAATGCAAAAGCACAGGCAGCAGCAGCATTAAATACTCAGGCTGGTTTAGAACAAAAGTTATCTGATTTAAGAAAACAAAGAAAAGTTGTATTATTTGGCAGCCCTGAATTTAAAAAGTTAGACGTTGAAATTGCCAAAGTTGATGAACAATTAAGGAAATTTAAACCCGAGGTTATTGTAACTAAAGCAGGAACAAAAGCTGGTGAAACAATAGCTAAGTCATTTGTCGATGGCTCAATCGCCGCACTTGAAAATGAACGAGGAAAATTACAACAGGCTTTTTCAAATGCAGTTGCTGGTTCTGGAACTCAAAAAGAATTAGCGGTAAAATTAAATGCAATTAATATTCAAATCAAAGATGCAGTTGAACAACAAAATCAAATATTAGCGGATGCGTCAAGGGGTAACTTGCTTAAAAACTTGCAACAAGCACAACAATTAGCAACTTTACCTTTGACAATTAAACCTTTAAAAAGTATAAAGCAAAGTGATTTAGATAAAAAAGAAGCCGAGGAAATAAAAAAGGTTCAGCAAGATGTTATTAAGTCATCAGATGAGGCTAATAAAATAAGAATTGATAAAGAAAATAAAGCACAACAGGAGTTATACGAAAACAGACAAAAAAATATTGCTTTAGCTGGTGAAGGTGCTATGGCATTGACAAATTTATTTTCAACAATTCAATCAGCAAAATTTAAAAAGGATGCTGAAATACTAAACGAAGAAATACGTAAAACAGAAGAAAGTATTGCAACACTTGAAGCCAAAGCAGAAAAAGCAAGTGGATTAAAAAAGAAGAGATTAGAAAAAGAAATTATTCAAGAAAAAGCATTACTTGAGGAAAAAAATAAAGCAGCCGAAGCATTACAATTAAAGGCAGCAAAGGATGAAAAAAAGATAGCTATTATTCAATCAATTATCCAAGGCGCTTTGGCTGTTCAGCGTGCTTTATCTTTTCCTCCTGGTCCTCCAGTAACGATTGGGTCTGCCATTGCTACTGGAGTTTTATCTGCAATACAAACCGCAACAATAGCCGCTCAACCCCTTGCGGAAGGTGGCGTCGTGACTGGTGAAAGAATTAACCGTAAACAAAACATTCCCACACGTTCAAACGGTGACAATGTACTTGCGTATGTAAAACGAGGTGAGGTTGTATTGAACCAACGGCAACAAAGTTTATTAGGCGGTTCACCAACCTTTAGGCGTATAGGGATAAAAGGATTTGCCGAGGGTGGTTTAGTGCCTCCAATTTCTGCACCAATACAAGCCTTATCAGGAAACAATGATTTAAGCAACTTTTTACAAGTGATTGAGGCAAAGACCGACGCAATTAATAATCGAATTGACAGGCTTCAAGCTTACGTCGTTTCGGATGACATTGCAAGGGATCTCGCTGAAGGGAATAAACTTAAAGTAAAAGCAACTTTATAAATGTGTAATTGTATGAAAGGAAATAGTATTTGGGGTGAACTTGCAAGCCGCATACCCGATGAATATAAGACGCAAGTCATGGCAACGGTTGACAGGACTTACCGTGTTTTGTCGATTGACCCGTCGGATATGGATTATTTATTTCAGATTTATAACAATTTTGTTAACCATTACGAGCCTGAGAGAAGAAATTGCCCAGCGTGTCGGACAAAGGTAGTGGGTAAAATGAGGCAAATAGTACAATTTTGGAGAGATGGAAACCAATAAAAGGGAGATAGACAAGCATTTATTAACCGAGTTTACAGATAGTGTTTTGCATCGTTATAAAACATTATGCGAAAAGGAAGGAATAACGCCAGACTTTTATACCCTTATTGATTTTTTATTCCAAACCAACATTATAAAAGATTTGACGATAGCTAAATTCATGGTCATGGAATTATATCCAGCCGCCTTGTTTGAAAATGAAAGTAAGATGAATGCCATTTTAGATATTAGCATTCAAACGGGGCTTAGTGAAAAAACCGTTTATAACATGATACAACACCCTGAGTCGTTTGGCTATGGAATCAGCAAAAAAAGGAATAAGAAAAATAATAATAAATAAATTTACTGCATGACATACGCGGACTATCCAGACACGGCAAAAAATAACGCAAGGCGCGCACTTGACCATAAGAAAAATGGTTCGAATTGTGGAACGCGTGTCGGCTGGTTAAGGGCAAACCAAATCGCAAACGGCGAAGGCTTGTCGGAAGATACCGTCCAAAGAACTTACAGTTTTCTTTCCCGTGCGGAAACGTATGACCAAGGAAAATACTTTGATGAAGATGGAAATGAAATTTGTGGTTCAATAATGTACGACGCATGGGGTGGTTCTGCGATGAGGGATTGGGCTGAAGCAAAGTTTAAAAAGATTGAAAGAGAAAAGGAAAGTAAAGCGATGGCAAAATTTAATATTGATATTTTAGGGGAAATTTCTGAATCTGTTAATTCGTACAATGCAGTACAAAGGGAAATTAACAACGCGAAGGGCAAAGAAATTAATTTAGTTATATCTTCTGGAGGTGGCTCAGTTACCGAAGGAATGGCGATAGCTGATTTAATTGCTAATTACCCTGAGGAAACCACGGCAACAGGAATCGGACTCGTAGCGAGTATTGCAACGGTTGTACTGTTGTCTGCGGATAATGTTAAAATGACTGAGAACGCCTTCATGATGATTCACCGACCTTGGAGTTATACGATGGGTAACGCCGACGAACTTGAGGCAACGGCTGAATTGTTAGACAAGATGGAGGCAAAGTTATTGGACATTTATACCGCCTCCGTTTATAAGCGCAAAGGGAGACAGAAAGACCTTGAAAACAAGATTACACAAATGATGGCAGCCGAAACATGGTTGACCGCACAGGAAGCATTAGAGTTTGGTTTCATTGATGAAATTGTAAAAGTTGGCGAAAAAAATATTGATTTATTACCGTTGCAAAATAGCCTAAACAAATTTCTAAATGTACCAGCTGCATTATTAACCAACAATAAAAAAAATGATGACATGGGTAATTCCATTTTAGAAAAAATCAAATCGCTTTTAAATAATATGGACGATAAAGAAAATATCGAAAATGTTATGCAAGAAGAAGAGGAGATGAAAAAAGACGAACCAAAGAACGACGAGGTTGGCGATGCCATCCAAATGTTAAAAGACAATGGCTACTTTGTAATGTCTCCCGAAGAAATGGAGGCAATTCATTCAAAGCAAAAAGAGGAAATGGAATCGATGTACAAGAAGACCGATGAACAAAAGAACTCGATTAATGAAATTGAAACAGTTCTGGAAACATTGGGCAAAGAATTAGTAGCCCTTAGGGCACAAGTTAAAAAAGGCGTTGGGCTTCCTTCGGGCGGGACAACGGCTGAAAAGATTATTGAAACAAAAGCAAAATTGAGTCCCTTTGATTCTTTTGCTTCATTAGTTAAATCTAAAATTTCACAAAGATAATGGCATTCAATCCAACCGCCCAGAATGAGAATGGCTTTTTACAATCCAACACTTACGTTGGAAAAAATAGCCTTAATCGAACAAACCCCTATGCAAATGTTGACGGCTTAAACGCTGAGCAACTTTACGGGGTTGATACCTATGAAGACCGTATTCCAGTATCGTTTAGTTGGCATATTGCTTCAGCTGGTGACAGAACTACGGTTACACCAATTTACGGTGTTACATCTGCTTCCGATTATTTAAAGTTCAACTTGATTGACGAAAGTGGTAATGAGGCTTACGGACGCTGGATATCTTCAGCACCTTCAGCAGCCTTTGACATTACAACCACCGCGTTAAACACGGCGAACGATTGGAAGGCATTCTTTGCTACCTCTAAGGCTGGGGCAAAGACAGAATTTTCATTTAAAATTGAATCAGCAGCAGTTTTAACAAACACAACTGCGACGATTACTTACGCAAACCTTTAAAATTAAAAACAAATGGCATTAGTTGAAATAAGCCAACTTGACGTATCCTTTAGAGGTACAGAGGCAAACAACATATTTTTAGAGCCTGTCTTTTTTGACGATGATTTACGCGGACAATTCCGTGTTCTTGGAAACGTCGCAAATAAAAAGAAAATGGTATTTGTCCAAGACCTTGAGAATATTGTAAGAAAATATTCTGGTTGCGGATTTAACCCAGTTGGCTCGGTTGACATTTATCAGCGTACAATCGACGTTGAAAAAATGAAGGTTGACCTTGAAATGTGCTGGGACGAATTTGAAGACACCGTCTTCGAGGAGTTATTGAAAACAGGAACAAGGCTTCCAGACGTATCGGGAACATTAATTGAAAATATCTTATTGACCCGTACACAACAGGCGATAAGAAATGACATTACCCGTCTTTCTTACTTTGGTTCACAGGCATCAAACAATCCTAATTATGATTCATTAGATGGATTTTGGACAGTTTATTACCCGCAGTTAGTTGCCGATGATTTGATTCCAAGAACAAACACGGGCTCAGGTGCAGACCTTGCGGCTGGTGATGGCTTTGCGATCCTTCGTGCAATCTACGACCAAGCACCTTTACAGTTAAAAGGTTTACCCGCTAACCAAAAGGTGTTTAATGTAACTGGTTCTGTATATTCTCAACTTCGTGAAGACATCGAAGAAGGCGGCGGCGGTGATTACGGTTTACTCCAGTTGATTAACGGGGTTGAGCAATTTACCTTCCGTGGTGTGCCTGTTGTTGCTCAATGGAGATGGGATGACATCGCAACATCTTTGGGAACAACCAAGCCTCATTATGTGGAATACACAACCCCACAAAATAAGGTTATTGCAACCGACGTATTAAGCCCTGAGACGGCTTTGGAACTTTGGTATGACCAGAAGGACGAAAAGGTGTATATTAAGGCTCGTTTCAAGATGGGTGTTAATTATATCCACCATTCATTAATCAGCGTAGGCTACTAATATAAGAATCAATGAGTAGTATAACAAGCGGATGGCTTAACCAATGTGTCGATGGAACTTGCGCTGGTGGTATCGGTAAACTTTATATCGCCAATGCAAATCAAGTTACTGGTTTTACCGCCAATGCCACGGCAGCGGTTACAGCGATTACAATGTCATCAACTGCCTCAGTATTTTACGAGGTGGAATTTCGGGACAATTCGGGAGCATTTACCGAAACCGTAACACAAGACCCAGACACTTTGTCTGTTGCAGTTGAGCAAAGCTTGGTAGGTATTATAAACTGCCGTGACCAAGAGTTAAGAAACTTAATTCAAGACATGGCGGGACAGGCTTGCGGATTGGTTTGTGTACACGTGGAAAATACGGGTAATTATTGGATTTGGGGTGCGGAAACCATTGGCGCAAAGAAAAGACCAGCAAGGCTAACAAGCGCTGAAGGTTTATCTGGTGCTTTGTTTACGGATTCAAATCAGGAAACATTGACGATAACTTGCCGTACCACGAACAAAGCAAGATTCATAGTTGACGGTGCAACCGTAATGGGAGCGCTTGATTAAAACATGAAATATGATAGTCAGGGAAAAAAGTAAGTTGATGATTTACGTCGGGGCTGACCCAACGGGAAAGGCGGGAATACTAAAGAAGGCTATCGGAAATTTTACACAGGCAGAATTAAGGGGTTGGTACAGTACCAACCCCACATCTGTTAGCCAACACGTTATTTTTACTCCCGAGAAAAAAACCTATGAGCCAAATAAAGAAGACGATTCAAGCAGTACCGAACAGGGCTAACAGAAATTTAAAAAGAAACAATAGCCCTTTATTGGCTTCCGTTACTTTGGATACCTCAAACACTATGTTAGTGCAAGAGGATATTTTCAATGAACCTTCCAGAGAAAGGCTTGATTTTACAGGGGCTAAATGGGTTAGATTCTTTACCCAAAAAGATGACTTTTTAAAGAGTCTTATTGCCATTGTGAACAATTCCCCAACGCTTCGGCGTATCATTGAGGACAAGGTTAACATGGTTGTCGGTGATGGATTTATCCCAATGAAAGGAAAGTCTAATACCTTACTTACAACCTCGATGAAGGGAGAGGTAATTACGGATGATTCTTTAAATGAGATTGAGGAAGTTATTGGACAAGTTAACTTGCACGCACAAAACTTGCAAGAAGTGCTTGGCTCATTGGCTTTTGATTACGATGCTTTTGGAAATTGCTTTGCAGAAATTGTAAGGGGAAAGGTTGGTTCTCAGCCTTTCACCTACATTTACCATGTCCCAGTTTATAACATTGGCATCAGGAAAGCCGAGGCGGATCAGATTATAAGGTCGGTTGGCATTTACGACAACTGGGAAGAAGTGCCACTTACAACCGAGGGGACATATTACGAAAGGGAAGGGTTTAGAGAAATACCAATTTACCCAGAGTTCAAGAAATTAGAAGACGGAACGGAGCGTTCAATTATCCACGTCAAACAATATGCGGCTGGTTATTTCTACTTTGGTTTACCTGAGTGGATTGGGGCGAAGATGTGGGCAGAGATTGAATACAGAATCCAGCGTTTTAATACCAGTAAGTTTGAAAACGGCTTCATGCCTTCTGGAATATTACAATTCTTTGGTTCAATGACATCGGTTGAGGCAAAGAGCCTTGTTGAAGGTATTGAATCAAAGTTTACAGGAATGGGAAATAATCACAAGTTATTTGTTCAGGTTTTAAGGGACGAAAAATTAAAAGCTAATTGGATACCAACATCAAAGGAAAATGAAGGGGAATTTTTAAACCTTCAAAACCTTGCAGCTTCAGCGATTGTTGTGGCTAACCGTTGGTCAAAGTCTTTAGCAGGCTTTGCAACATCGGGACAACTTGGAACAAACCAACAGATACGGCAAGAAATGGAATACTTGCAAAATACGGTTATTAAACCACGCCAAAACCTTATGTTATCAAAGATTATTAACCCTTTCTTAAAAGAAATTGGACTTTATAATCCAGCATTCACCGACGTGACGTTTGGTATTTCCAACACTTTACCCGTGTCTTTCATGGGTGATTTAAAGGTAGATGAAAATCTTTCATTAAACGAGAAAAGAGAAATATTAGGGTATGCACCCGTAGAAATAGAACAAACAACCCCAACGAATGAGCCAATTAATACAACCGAGTGAAGTAATAGCTGGAGGGGTTGCACGTCCAACACCAGCAGATATAAGACTTGATAAGTCGCTTATTAGCCCACATATTCAAGACGCTGAGTTCCGTTGGATTGTTCCCGCCATTGGCTTAACTTTATATGATTCAATGGTTACAGACAAGGGAAGTTCAACCGCGTTTACATCAACTTCTTATCAGGATATTTGGGACAAGCAATTAAAATCTTTTTGCGCCAATGCTGTCTTATATGAAGCTTCGCCTTATATGGTCATGCAACTTGGCTCAAATGGTTTATATACCCTTGATAATGAATACGGACAAAACGTCGGGGTTGATGGTTTAAAGTTTTATCAAGATACCTTGTTACAAAGGTTGGACGTAAAGAAAAAAAGGATTAAAGATTTGCTTTGCAATTATTCAACACCTTTGACCGCGTTTATACCCAGCGCCATTGGTTGCCCTGAGTCAACTTGCGATGAACACGAAGAAGAAATTACAGACATTTACAACACTTTAGGCATTGTGCTATGATAGAGAAACCAAAAAAAGAAAGGCGATTCCTCAAGGCATTGGGGCGCGTCGGTGAGATATTAATTGAACAGGTTTTAATCAAAGTCGGGAGTAGTTTAATTAAAAGGATTGGAGGCAAAAAAACATTGCCTTCGATTCTTTTTTTATTCCTTTCGATTTCCCTTTTTGCCCAGTTTCCAAACACGGGCAATAAACAAAGATTAGGTTTCCAGACCACGGCTGACGGGTTGGTTTGGCGCGGTTCAATTTCTGATACAGCAAGCATTCAACCCGTATCAAATCAAAACGCATGGGTTATTCTTGACACGGTTAACCTTAAAATATATTCCTTTGATTTTACTTCCAATGTTTGGAATCAAGTTGGTACGGGTGGCGGTTCTGCATTCACCCAGCCTATTGACTCATTGTTTTTTAAAACAAGCGTATCCCCTAACAATGTGGACACGGCAAAAATGCGATGGGATTCCGAGTTAGGTACAGTGGTTTTGGGAATGTACGATGCCGTGCCCAATGAATTAGGATTTAAAAACTTTTGGTTAGTTAAGAATCAAACAGGATCAACTATTACAAAAAATAGCCTTGTTTACGCATCGGGAACAGTTGGCGCAAGTGGAAGGATATTGGTATCAAAATTTATAGCCAACGGAACAATAGATGCAAAGTATTTATTAGGAATAACTGCTCATGATTTAAGTAATGGCGAAGATGGCTACGTTATTTCTTTTGGCAAGATAAGGCAAGTTAATACTGATACCTTTGCGGCTGGAGCAATCCTTTACCCTTCGCCAACTACGGCTGGTGTTTGGACGGATGTTGAACCAGTTGCTCCTAACATTGATTTGCCTATTGGCTTTTGCATAAATTCATCTTCAAACAATGGTACAATTTCAATTCGTGTAGCATCGGGTTATAGTTTAAACGAATTGCACAACGTGGCAATTACCTCACCAGTTGAAAAATCAAGTTTATTTTATTCTGATGGATTATGGCGCGATACAACTGCCGCACTTTTGGTAAGCGACACGGCTTCGATGCTTACGCCTTATTTTAAAAAATCAGATACCACATCGTTAAACCTAACCTCAAGGTTTGCCGCAAAGCTAAATATTTCCGATACCTCTTCCATGCTTACAAATTACCTTAGGTCAGGGGTTGCAGCTTCCACATATCTGCCATTGACAGGGGGAACATTAACGGGGGCGTTAAATGTAAATGGAACATCAACGTTAAATTTTACAAATGTATATGGTAAAAATACCTATGTTCCTTTTAATGTTGGAACAGGTGAACAATCTATTTTTAATGTGGGCGCATATTTAAGAGGTGGAACAGTTATGATATTTCCAGATTCTTCTTTAGCTGGAAGTTCTGGTAATTTATTTTTTGCAAATTCAAATATTTTAGGTGTTGAATTTTCTGCAAGAGGTAGCGGGATTAGAAATTATATAAAACAAGGAGGAGATAATAATAGAAATTCTTTAGCCTTATATACAAGTGATATAGGTCAGCAAAATACTAATAGATTATATATTAACTATAATGGAGATATTGGAATTAATGATGATACACCTATTTATAAACTTGACGTTAACGGAACACTCGGTGTAACTGGTGCAACTACGTTATCAAGTACATTAAGTGGTACAACAGGAACATTTAAAGCATTGACAATAAATAATAATGTTAGTAGTGGAGAAGGTGTATTATCTATTCTTAGCAATACTTTTAATGATGCTAATAAAATACAATTTGGGGATGTTTCTGGAATAAGAAGAGAAATATTATTACCCACAGGTGTGAGTAGTTTACAATTTAGAACATACGCACTTGGAGGCACTGAAGGAGGTTATTCTTTTTATACAAGACGGAATCCAAATGCCGAACAATTAGCATTTAACATAGATTTTGATGGTAATTCTAATTTTTACGGCACACTCGGTGTAACAGGCGCAACGACATTAACAGGCGCACTCACCGTAAACAATGCCACGGTATTAAATGAAGGCTCAGGTGACTTTGACACGCGCATTGAAAGTGACGGGAACGCCAACATGGTTTTCGTGGATGCTTCAACCGACCGCGTAGGCATTGGCACGGGTTCACCTTCAAAGACCCTTGATGTTAATGGTGAGGTTAAAATTGCAACGGTGACAACAACTCCAACGGCTTTACTTGGCAAAGATGCAAGTAATGTGGTTGGAGAGGTTACCACGGTGGCACAAACAGGATTAATGACAAGGGGTTCAACAACAGCAACAACTGGAACGCCTTCAGCTGTTTTTAACGTCACTCATGGGCTTGGTTCAAACCCTACTGCGGTTATAGTGACAAGTGCTGGTATTGCTGGTGCAGAAAAAATAATATTTGAGGTTTATGCCAAAAATTCAACTACTTTCAGTGTTCAAGCTTGGAATTATGATGGCACGGAGGCGGCATCAACATCGGTAACAATCTATTGGTTAGCAATAAAATAAACACAAAATGAAAAAAATATTATTCTTTTTATTCTTTCTTCCTTCTTTTGCCATTGCACAGGATACGGTTATCATTTCCAAAATCTTTGCAGATGATACCCTTTGGAGCGTAAAAAAGGTGTACGCTAATCAGGATGTTCAAATAAAATTGTTTGAAGATTCATCTGCCATTTATTACTACATTTTAAACGATGTTGTGGATGAGGCACGGAAGATGACCGATGCTTTTAATATTTACGAAAACCGTAACAAGTTTTTAAACGCCTTGCATAAACTTGACAAAAGCATGGTTAATGGGAAAGTGGAAAGTGCTTTTGATTACCTTTCTAATTTATACGCCTCTTTCTGGTTAGGAAATTACAATGCCATTGCTAATGGGACAAAGGTTCTTGCTGGGGCTGAGATATTTGTAAATAAGAATAGCGAATTAAGGATTAAGATTGGCGAAAGCATTAACAAGCCTTTCATTGCCATTGCCGACACTTATGGCATCATTGTAAATTATCCAAACACGGGGGACAGATTTGTTATTTACAAAACAAATGAAAAGTCGTTCAAGGATTTAGATAACAAATTAATCCTCAGAAAGCAAAAGAAATGAAATCAGTTATAATAAATATTTTAAAACTTGGCTACGACGGCATTGTTTATTCCATTTGTTGCGGAGTGCTTTTCTCGTTTTTCCTTCCCATCAAGGATTTTTTGATTTTTACAATATTTGTAGTTTTTGCAGACACGGTGACGGGTATCATGGCGGCAAAGAAAAGAAATGAGCCAATAACAAGCAAAGGTTTATATCGGACTTCTCAAAAGGTGGTTGTTTACTTTGTCGGTATCATGATTTTTCACGGAGCAAGTGTTACTTTTGGTTTACCTTCACAAATAGTTTACTCAGTTAGTTTCTTGATATCATTTACAGAACTTTACAGTATTTCAGAAAACATAAAGTCTATAACTGGAGTAAACATTGGAACATTAGTATTAAAATTTTTCAGACGTTAAAATAATTATAAAATGATTGAAACAAGTTTAAAAGGAGCATTAAAAGACTCCGATACAATTAAATCTCCCATTGGTGAGATTGCCTGTTATTCCCTTAACTTTGCCGAACTTGCTGGTGAAATTAATGTTTTCATGGATGGTTCAAAAGTGAAATTTACATGGCGAGAATATGTTAAACTTGCACAAATTATTTGGGACAAAATCAAGGAGACAAGCCGTGAATGTGCTGGGAAGGAGATTTCGGTTACTTTACCGCCCAAATTTTCTTTGATTTCCGCAGCTTTTTCGCTCATCGGGTTTAAATTATAGGCGCAGACAGATTCGCTACCTTATGCACCTGAGAAGGGGGTTTATTGATTTAGACTCCCTTTAAAAATATATAAATATGAAAGCAAATCAATTTTGTGTTTTCCTTGATGCTGGACATGGCGGAGTTGACCCAAAGAAAAAGTTACCTTTTAATTATACGACTTACCCTTCAAAGTGCTTCCAGCATAACAACTCAATCTTCCACGGTTACGGCTGGTTCTTTGAAGGCGTGTTCAACAGGGAAGTGGCGGCAAAGATTGAGCAATATTTAAAAGATTGGGGAATGTCGGTTATCAATGTTTACGACCCTGTTATTGATGTAAGCCTAAACAAACGTGTATTAAAGGCAAACATGAACGCCCAGAACTATGAAGCTTCGTTGTTCCTGAGTATACATGGCAACGCAGCAGGATCAACAACGGCAAGAGGCTTTGAAGTGTTCACATCAATCGGGCAAACAAAGGCTGATATTTACGCCACCTTCCTATTCAATGAGGTAAAAGAGGCTTTTCCAAAATGGTTGTTTCGAAGCGATAAAATTGACAATGACCCAGACAAGGAGGCTAATTTCTTTGTACTGAGCCAAACCAGTATGCCAGCCGTGTTATCTGAAAACGGATTCTTTACCAATTACAAAGATGCCGTCATGATGTTCGACCCAGCCTTCCAAGATACATTGGCGCTTTGTCATGCACGGGCGGTGGTTGATTACGCAAAGACGCAAGGGGTAATGTTTTAAAATGGAAAGGGTTGACGCAACTGCCAACCCTCTAATTCACCACTCCTAAACTAATTAACATAAACAAACGTAATCAATTTCTTAATTTATAATTTGATTTATAATTTTCAAAGATAAATTTGTGACCGTGTCACCGTCCGTGCTTTTATACAACCGATAAGCAATAGTTAACATTCGTCCTTTGTCCATTGACTCAATAGGCGGCTTCCCGTTTGGAAGTAATGGCTCAAGATAAAACTTTAATAATGCAATTTTGCTATTTAAACCGTCGGAAAATCTGATCGGCTTCGGGTAAGTTTTAGCAATCCTTTCAATTTCCTTCCAAGTGCTTATCTCAATTCCGTCGATTAATTCACTATTTCTTTTCATGTTTTTGGTAATTTTTAGCCTGTAAAGCAAGAGTAAAACAATCGATTTCGTCCTGACTTATTTTGGCAGTTTTAAAATTTGGTTCAAACTTGTAACCTTCGCTTTGGAAGATTTTTAAAAATATTTCTTTTCCCCATTTCTTCCCCTTTTGCTCAGGGCTTATGTTGTAACCCTCGTAACCATTTTCCTTAATCCATTCATAGGCAATACGACTTGCACCTTGATTCATGCCCACGTTTCGGGACATACGGGAAAGGATAGCGCGATTAATAGATGAATTAAAGGTTACGTTTTGAAGGCTGGAATCTTCCACCATTACAACGGGGTTTTCATATTGCGCCCACTTTGGAACATCAAGGATAAAATCCACGAACCTTTTATATTTCGTGAATTTTACCTCTTTGTTTGATTGAATAATGCAAGCCGCCATTCCGTTTATCCTTATTGCTGGGTCAACCCCGATGTATGTCCTCAAAGTGTTATCGTTTGAAACGAAGTTACATATCCTTTACTTTCTTTTGGTGCATCTTCCGTGACTTTTTTTACAACGACCCTTCTTTTGCGTCTTTTGATTACTTTTGGCTCAACTAAACCGTATGCCTCAACCCCTTTGTTAACAAAGTTTATTTCTAAAAGGTATCCAAAGCAGACGATTGTTCCCACAAAAAAGAACATTGTAATAAATTCCGCTCCAGAATACTTTTCCATTAACCCGAAGAAAACTTCGATTAAGGCTATTACCGTTGCGCCTAAGGCTATTTTAGGCGGGAAAGGGCTTCTTCCCTTAGTAGGGTTTAAAAAGTCCATAAAAACGACTGCAAAGCGTCCAAGTTGTAAAATGGTTGAAGCGGTGATTGCAACCCAAAAGTTAATCGGTAAAAAGATGGCGGTTAAATAGGCATTAATGCCGTAGGTAAGGACGATTGTCAAAAGCATGATTGTAGGAATGTTGTCGCTGATGCTTTCAAAAGTCCATTTAAACTGGGTGTTGGTGAAATTCTTTTCCATTTGTTTTGTTTTTTAAGTGGTGAAAAAAGTAGGGCAGCTGGGGGACTGCCCTGTGAAATATTATAAACTATTACATAATTCAATAAACTCAGATTCTGGTAAACGTTCCATCAATATATTTAAAACAATATCCTGAACTATGTTTGCAGCTGATGTAAAATCATTCATTAATTTTTTTAATTCAACTATCAAATCGTTAGTTGGTAAAGCGTTTAATCTTGAAGTTGCGATTGATGTAAATTCTGAAGCTGTCATTTTGTTGTTTTTTAAGTGGTGAAATATCGTTTGTTTGTTTCGATATGTAAATATATAAATAAATATTTAAACAAAAAAATATTTACACAAATAAATAAAAAAAAGTTAAAAAACATTGTAATCTTTCTTCAAAGGGAAGTTATCCCGTTTGATTTGCCAGTATTCCGCCATTAATGAGGCACGAAACTTGTAATCCCTGTCGGTATGGTAGCCCGATTTGTAAACACATTTACAAATAGATTCGTATAACTTAATCCCTTTGATTTTGTAATTTGCCTTTTTACAGGCGGCGTATCTTCCAGAGTTAAGAACACCAGCCCAAAGGTTCATACCTTCTTCCGTGCTGGATGCTTTCATAAACTTTGCCTTAATGTACTTATCTTTTCCCCTGATGACCTCACGGGTCTTGTAGGTTACCGATTGTTTTCCTTTCAAAGCCTTAACCCCTCCAGCGTTTGCGTGCTTGCGCCAAAGTTCTGTTTCAACTCCTTGACTGGTTGCCTCGATGATGAAAAAGGAATAAATCATTGATACAGGGAAATCAGTTAAAACGTGGACGTTCATTAACATACTTTCATAACAATAAGCAAGGTATATGCGACGAAGCTTTGCCCGGTCAACTTTTGCAAGGTTTCGAAAACCGCGACCTTCCAATGTTTGCCTTAATTGTAGCCCTGATAACTTTCTAACCTCCCAGCCGTACGAACGAGATCCGTAGGCGCTTTCATCAACTTCCTTTTTTTCCTCTTTGCCCTGGATAGTAAGCGATGTTATTTTGTGAACATACACCGTATCACGCTGAATGATGGGAACAAAAGAAGTATAATTGTAATTTGTGTTTATCGGGGAATAAATCAACCCGATGACAAAAGCAATGCCAATGCCAGCGGCTACCTGATACGGCAGCCGCGTATTTTGTGGAACGTAAGTTTCTATTATTGGCTCTTTCATGATTATTGCATTACTGGTTCAGCGTAAAAGTGTCCGCCATCGTATTCAATCGTTTCGTCATTGGCATCTGCAATCACGTTTCCGTCGCAATCCCTTACAAGTCCACCCCATGAAAACTCATCCTCAGGGAAATAATTTTCATTAAGCATCTTTTCGTAAACCTTTTCAACTGCGTTGCGCTTAGAATAGGCAGCTACTTCTTCGCATAAATCTTGATACCTTTTGGCGTTGCCAAAGTACATAACTGAATAAATTTGCTTTTCCATTTTGGTTGTTTTTAGTTGTTAAAAGAAATTTCAAATTCTACTAACCCTGATTTAGATAACATATTTTCAATATCAAGACAAATGTCTTCCATGTCTTCCTCAAACGTGGTAAAAGTCCAGCAATTTGATGCAACTTGTTCTTCTTGAATATCAAAAATACAAGCAATGTTAAGGTCTCTAATTATATCTTGAGCCTTTAGTGTTTCTCTTAGTGAAGTGGTTAATGTAATCATTTTGGTTGTTTTTGTTATTTTCAATATGTAAATATATAAATAAATAATTAAATAAAAAAATATTTACAACATTATTTATAAAAAAAATCCCGTACCAATGAGATACGGGACAAAATCAACCAAATAATGCAATACTTATTTCTTTATCTTCAACCTCAATACCCAGTTCTTTAAACTTTTTTATCGCATCTTCAACCGTTTCTGCGTCGGTAATAATTCTCCCGCTCTTCCATTTGATTTCGTATTTCATTCGTACCATTTTTTTACAAGGTCAACAATGAAGTAAATGGCAAAAGCAAGGGTTAGGATACCTCCAGCCGCAACAAAGATACTGGCGGCGTCCCTGATTAATTTTTCTCTTTCTCGTTCTGTAAGCATTTTTTTTCTTTTTGTTTTTGACGATACGCCTTCGCGTATGCCTTAATTTTATCAATGTTTTTTAAATAATGCTCGCGGTTAGCCTCTTTTCGTTTTGCCTTTTCTTCGGGCGTCTTATCGTGGTACTTTTTTTTCTTTTGTTCCAGATTTTTAATTCGTCGTTTTTCCTTTTGGTATCGGGAAAGGTTCTTGTAATAATTTCTCATGTATTCGTTTCGCTTTGCTCTTTGTTCGTCGGTCATGGCTGGTTAATTAAATGAGTGTAAAAAACTTTTATAATTCTCGCTTATCTCTTTGCACGTTTGTTCAATCAGGACAATGGCTTTCAAAAGTTCTTCCATTTCAAAAGTGTGGTTCAATTCATGGCTTTCGCCCGTGAAAGATAAGCCGTCTTTTGATCTCTTTGTCCCTAACCAGTTGATTTGACTTTCGGGAATTGATTCACCGTTGACAAACATTGCCAGCGCGTACACCTTCATTTGAAGGCTATCTTTTAATGTGTCCATTGTCCACGGCTTACCTGAGGTTTTAAAATCAATAACCCTGTTATTTTCAACATCCCAAACGTCAATAAATCCTTTGACTTGAATGTCATTAATTGATAGACTAATTTCCTTTTCAGCCTCGCAACCTTTGAAGCTTTGTATTTTGTCAATGTAAAAATCGGGAAAGGTTTCCATTATGATTCCATCTTTGATATACGCCTCGGTATCTTCGGCAAATTGCTTGCCAAAGTTCATGTAAATGGAAGGTTCTTCTGGAAGGTTAAGGAAATATCGGTCAATGTATTTTTTTCGGTCGGAGTACCAAAGATTAATTTGGCTGACTGATATATATGGCTTTGGAAGTAGCATGGTTATTTTAATTTAATACTTTGAAATAAATCAATAATTTTTGTGACTGTATCGTATGAATCAATTTTAAAACCATTTAATTCATAATCATTATCCCAACCAAAGTCAACATACCAATTATCATTTATAACATCCTCCATAGGATTAGATACAAAATACATATGAACGTCATTTTTTATATGTAAACGATACCAATAATAAATATTATTTTTATCTATTAGTTCTTCGTTAATTTCATCACAATTTTCATCGATGTAAACCCTTTTGAATCCTAAGTCTATAAGTTGATTTTCTGTCATGATTTTTGTTTTTGTATTGGTAAATCCCCAGCCATATTGCAGGCTGGGGCAAACATACCAATAATGAGATTAAAATAATTTTCCTATCTGAATAAATATCGTGGCGGCTGCTGGTTGCGCTTGCGCTGGTTCAAGTCCTGAGGCTTGCAACTGGTGAAATATGTCGGCATAAATGCCCGTCATAAAAGTAGCCTTTTCGCTTATTTCTTCAGCGGTCAATTTACCGTTCGTTTTAGGGGCTACATTTGCCGCCTGTTGCACGTTCGTTTGTTCCGTGGGTGTTTGTACCTTTTCGGGTAATTCGTTGGCGGTAACCATATCAAAAGCAACCTTGTAACTTTTGCCGTCGTGTATAATGGTCACGGCATCATCTTTTTGCAATGCCTTCAATTTTTCGTCATCTGGTTTCCCGTACACGCGAATGTCCGTTCCGTTTTCCAATGTGATTGCGGCGTTGATGGAAGGTCCGTATTGTCCTTCGAAAACTTTGCCCGCCGTGTATTTAACCCTGCCTTTTAGAATATTCATTGCCCATTTGAATTTGAAAGTTTTGTGAATCGTACCATAAACTTTTTTTATGGTCACTTATTGCGTTCCAGTCGATTTCCTCGTTATAATGTATAGCATTTCCAGATACAAAGTATTTTTCAAGTTCACCAACCCCGCGCTGCCTCCACCAT